CTTCGTTGTGCAGAAGCGTGCCGCTCGATGGCTTAATGGAGCTTTCTCCCAGTTTTCTGTTTGAGCATCGACACTTAGAATTCTGACAAATTTTTGCTATGGTTATGAGTCAGGTGAATCCCCCTATGCGGCGGGGCAATCCAGTTAACTGCTAAGTGCAGATATGCTTGCGGCTCGTATAACTGGTAACGAGTCACCGGGAGGCACCCGGCACCTGTCTTATTCTCCATTTCTGAGTTAAATATCGCCTGCTAGTAAAGCAGGCTTTTTTATATGCGCTTCGTTAGTAGTGCTATTATTTAATCGTGAACCAAGCCATAACCATTAACCGGACATCCTGACCGGCCAGTATCGCTGCTCGACACAGCTACTATTTGGATGATGGCGACGTATCACGCCTACCTACTTAAATTTCCAACTCATTTAGGCCTGCGTAAAAGCGGGCCTTTTTTTATTTCAGGTTCCCGGAACCCCCCATCAATCGTCTTGTCGTTAATTCGTCCGGAGAGCCTGATCCCTATCCACACTACACCCGCGAACCAGCGAGGTGAGAGAAATGTCCCGTATGAGCAAACTTGTCACCGGAGTCGCCCTCGGCACCTCAGGAGGAACCATCCTGAACGGCGTCCTCACAAAACTGAGCCCTGACGAATGGAGCGCCATCGGCGTACTGGCTGGTATTGCCGGGATCATCGTTACAGGGCTCATTAACTGGTACTTCAAACGCAAGGTCGCCAATGCACAGGTAAAGGCGCTTGAGAAGTATGGCCCAGCAGTCAAAGTCGGAGATGATTAAATGCCAATGACCAGTAGCCTGCGTAACAAACTCATCGCCGCTGCTGGTGGCGGTGCAATGCTGATCGCCTCGCTGTTTCTCGGTGGGCAGGATGGTGTCGAAGGGCGGAAGTATGAAGCCTATAAAGACGTCGCCGGGGTGTGGACTGTCTGCGATGGCCATACGGGCCGGGATATCGTAAGAGGGAAGAAGTATACCGATCGCGAATGTGACCAGCTGCTGTGGGAAGACCTCCAGCCAGCCAAGCGAACGGTAGATAACCTGGTCAAAGTACCGCTGGGCGAATATCAGCGTGCTGCACTTTACAGCTTTGTTTTTAACGTTGGGTCTGATGCGTTCTCTAAGTCCACGCTGCTGCGCAAGCTGAACAAAGGCGATCACGACGGAGCGTGCGAAGAGATGCGGCGCTGGGTTTACGCTGGTGGCATGAAGTGGAAAGGCCTCCAGAACCGAAGAGAGATGGAGCGATCGATGTGCCTGGCGGAGAGTAAACATGACCTCTAAAGCCTGGCTGATAATCGGCGTGGAACTGCTTTTATCCTTCTTTGTTATTTATTTTCTGATTGGCCAGGTAGGCAATGAGAAGAAGCGTGCTGACAACGCCGAACAAAACCTGAAACTGGCGAACTCCACCATCACCGATATGCAGGTGCGCCAGAGTGATGTTGCTGCGCTCGATGCCAAATACACTGGAGAACTGCGGGATGCAAAAGCCACTATCGATCAGCTTGAGCGCGATGTTGCTTCTGGCAAGCGTCGGCTGCAGCTCAACGCCAGATGCACCACGAACGGAACGACCACATCCTCCGGCATGGATGATGGCACCGGCCCCCGACTTACTGACTCCGCTGAACGGGATTATTTCACCCTCAGGGAGCGAATCGAAACCGTCAACAAGCAACTGAGCGGTCTGCAGGCGTATGTGCGCGAGCAGTGCCTTAACTAACGAGGAAGATATGAGCGAAGCAAAACCGCAGGATGGAAGCACCGTAAAGGGGTACCGCACGTTAACACCTGGCGACATTGAGCGTATGAACCGCCTGAAAGGAGTAAGCCGCCATTTCTGCAGCCTGCTCGATACCGAACGCGGAGAGCTGCTGGCTGTCCGTCATGGGCCAGCAATGCTGAACACTGAGCAGGCACGTGAGATTGATGACGCTATACGCAGCCTGTCTATTGCCCGCACTAAAATGCAGGAAGCCTGTATGTGGGCTTGTCGTGCTGTTGCCCGGCCTGACGCTGACTGTTAGCCATTCCAAAGCTCATCTGCGGATGTGCTTGATAATGGGAAAAGAAGCCCTCAAAGGAAGGGAATCCAAATTCTTTTGAGGGCATGCAAATGCATATTCGTTACACCTTGAATTTAGCAGCGTGACATTAAGTGGGTATGGGAAGTTTCCCATAAGCGAAGCTGCCAGGTTGGAGTGTTCAGCCACATCAAAAAAACAGTGAGCCACTGGGCTGGTGGTTCTCTATTGCTATCACCATGGGCAGACCCATCGTAATGGCTACAGGGGATAAATCGAAAATATACCCTATAGGGAATAAACCACAGCCTCGCTCACGCGGGGCTTTTTTATTGGAGCCAACAATATGCCTGCAGCTATCCCTCGCGCCTGTCGTAAGCGCGGGTGCTCCGGCACCACCACTGACCGTTCCGGCTACTGCGAAACCCACCGTAACGAAGGGTGGCAGCAGCATCAGCGCGGCCTGAGCCGCCACCAGCGTGGCTACGGCAGTAAGTGGGACATCATCCGTGCCCGCATCCTTAAGCGTGATCGACACATCTGCCAGCAGTGCCTGCGCAACGACAGACCTCGTCCGGCTGAAACCGTCGACCATATCATCCCGAAAGCTCACGGCGGCACAGACGAAGACAGCAATCTCGAATCGCTGTGCTGGCCATGCCATAAACGCAAGACCGCGACGGAGAGAACCCGATGAGCTATATGCGTTGCACCTACTGCGGATCGACGCTGCACACCGTAGCGAATTGCCCAAAGACATGGGGTGGCTCAGCCCGCCGTGCGAACCTGCGCTGCGGCTACTGCGGTCAGTCGGGCCATAACTCCAGCGCCTGCCCGCACAATGCCAGTAGCGCGCGGCGCCGCAACCTCAGTGATGACTTCCATCTTGACTGATGTAATGCGAAATGATTTCAAACTTAATCATTTTGATGTGAATGATATTGATTATCACTACCGGGGGAGGGCGGGTCAAAAGTTCAGGCCCCTGCCTGCTAAGGACCGCCGCCTCAGTCAGATTTTTACACCCGCGAAATATAAAATTTAACTGGAGCGTCTATGGCTGGAGCGACGGGCCGATCCGGACGCCGCGCCAAGCCGACTGCCCGGAAGTTGCTGGCAGGCAATCCGGGTAAGCGCGCCCTCAATAAAGAAGAACCCTCCTTCACACCCATAACCGGCGTTGACCCGCCCGAGTGGCTCAGCGAATCCGCTGCGACAATGTGGAGAATGGTCTCTAATGAGCTGTGCGCGCAGGAGGTTTTGTGCGCCACGGATTTACACAACCTCGAAATGTTTTGTGTGGCCTATGCCAACGCCCGCGCTGCGCAGGTGGACGTTGCTAAAAATGGAATCACCGTAACCGGCGCAATGGGCGGTGTGATCAAAAACCCGGCGCTGACCGTGCTGAATGAAGCAATGCGGCAGATGGCCTCCTTCGGAGGCATGCTCGGGCTGGACCCCAGCAGCAGGCAGCGCCTGATTGGTGGGAACAAAAAACAGTCGGACAACCCCTTTAAAAATCTATGACACGCAAAGCCTACCCTAACGTGAACGCCGCAAATCAGTATGCCCGCGACATCGTCCGGGGGAAAACTGTAGCGTGCCGCTACGTCATCGATGCGTGCCAGCGGCACCTTGATGATCTGGCGAAAGAGAAAACGAAAAAGTTTCTTTACCGGTTCGATAAAGATCTGGCGGAAAAGGCGGCAAAGTTTATCCAGCTCCTGCCGCATACGAAAGGCGAGTGGGCCTTCAAACGCATGCCCATCACCCTTGAGCCCTGGCAGCTGTTTATCGTCTGCTCGGCGTTCGGCTGGGTACGCAAGGGCTCGAAGCTGCGGCGTTTCCGCGAGGTTTATACCGAGATCCCGCGTAAGAATGGTAAGTCGGCGATCTCTGCCGGTGTGGCATTGTTCTGCTTCACCTGTGACGACGAGTTTGGCGCGGAGGTTTACTCCGGCGCCACGACGGAAAAGCAGGCGTGGGAAGTGTTCCGCCCGGCGCGCCTGATGTGTAAACGCACCCCGGCGCTTTGTGACGCGTTTGGCGTGGAGGTTAATGCCTCCAACATGAACCGGCCGGAAGATGGTGCCCGTCTTGAGCCGCTGATCGGCAATCCTGGCGATGGTGCTTCTCCGAGCTGCGCCATTGTGGACGAATATCACGAACACGATACCGACTCGCTCTACACCACCATGCTGACAGGTATGGGCGCCCGGCGTCAGCCGCTGATGTGGGCCATCACCACTGCGGGCTACAACATTGAGGGGCCGTGCTACGACAAGCGCCGGGAAGTTATTGAAATGCTGAACGGCACGGTACCTAACGATGAGCTGTTCGGTGTGATTTACACCGTTGATGAGGGTGACGACTGGACCGATCCGGCGGTGCTGCGCAAGGCGAATCCCAATATGGGTATTTCTGTCTACAGCGATTTCCTGCTGAGCCAGCAGAAGCGGGCCATGAACAACGCCCGCCAGGCCAACGTTTTCAAAACCAAGCATCTGAACATCTGGGTATCAGCCAGGGCGGCTTACTTCAACCTCGTCAGCTGGCGCAACTGCGAGGATGAAACGCTGACGATCGAGCAGTTCGAGGGTCAGCCTTGCTACCTTTCGTTCGACCTGGCGCGAAAGCTCGATATGAACAGCATGGTGCGCATCTTCAGCCGTGATATTGATGGCAGGCGGCACTATTACTGCATAGCGCCTAAGTTCTGGGTGCCTTATGACACGGTATATAGCACGGACACCGATCATCAGCGTACTGCTGAACGCTTCCAGAAGTGGGTGAACTCCGGCCACCTGGAGGTAACCGAAGGTGCAGAGATCGACTACCGCGTCATCCTGGAGGAAGCGAAGGCGGTCAACCGGCAGAACCCGGTAGAGGAATCGGCCATCGATCCCCACGGCGCCACGAACCTGTCCCACCATCTGGCCGATGAGGGTCTCAGCCCGATAACCATCGTCCAGAACTACACCAACATGTCGGACCCGATGAAGGAGCTTGAGGCGGCGATAGAGGCCGGACGCTTCCACCATGACGGCCATCCCATACTGACATGGTGTATCTCTAACGTAGTGGGCAAGCACCTCCCCGGTAACGATGACGTTGTGCGGCCCATTAAGGAGCACAGCGAGAACAAAATCGACGGGGCCACTGCCCTGATCATGGATATAGGCCGGGCCATGCTGCCGGAGACCCGACAGGATCTTAACGGCTTCTTTGAAAATCCCATCATGGTAGGTTTCTGATGAAGAAAAATAAGCAGCCGGGCAAGGTAAAAAGCGCCTTGCTCAACTGGCTGGGCGTGCCCATCAGCCTGACTACCGGAACGTTCTGGCAGGAGTGGTATGGCACGAGCAGTAGCGGCAAGGTGGTGACTGCAGATCGGGCGATCCAGCTTTCTGCGGTCTGGGCCTGCGTCCGGCTTCTGAGCGAGTCGGTATCCACACTGCCGGTTAAGATTTACACCCGGCAGGCTGATGGCTCGCGCAAGCTGGCGCAGAATCATCCGGTTTACCAGGTGCTTTGCCGCCGTCCGAATCTGGAAATGACGCCGTCGCGCTTTATGCTCATGGTGGTGGCCAGTATCTGCCTACGCGGTAATGCCTTTGTCGAGAAGCTGTTTATCGGCAATAAGCTGGTGTCGCTGGTGCCACTGCTGCCCCAGAACATGGTGGTGAAGCGCCTGGATACTGGAAGGCTGGAATACACCTACACCGAGGACGGCAAGAAACGCGTTATCCCAGAAAAGAACCTGATGCACATCCGGGGATTTGGCCTTGATGGTGTCTGCGGCATGATGCCAATGATGACGGGTCGTGACGTGATCGGCGCGGCGATGGCCGTCGAAGAGTCTGCTGCAAAGATTTTCGAAAATGGCCTGCAAAGCTCGGGGTTTCTTTCAGCTGACGCGGCGCTTGATAAGGATCAAAGAGAGCGACTTCGGGGCTATATGCAGGCCTTTACCGGCTCTAAAAACGCCGGAAAAATTATGGTTCTTGAGGGCGGACTGAAATATCAGAACGTCACCATGAACCCGGAAGCCGCGCAGATGCTTGAGTCTCGGTCGTTCAGCATCGAGGAAATCTGCAGATGGTTCCGCGTGCCGCCTTTTATGGTCGGTCACACATCGAAGCAGAGCAGCTGGGCATCGAGTCTTGAGGGGATGAACCTCCAGTTCCTGACCCACACACTGCGCCCGCTGCTGGTGAATATCGAGCAGGAGATCTCCCGTTGCCTGCTGAATGGCGAAGAGGACCTCTTTGCTGAGTTCTCAGTTGAGGGCCTGCTGCGCGCCGACAGCGCTGGCCGGGCTGCTTACTACACCAGTGCGCTGCAGAACGGCTGGATGTCCCGCAACGACGTACGCCGCCTGGAAAACATGCCACCGATTGAGGGCGGCGATCTTTATACGGTGCAGCTCAACCTGACGCCGCTTGAAGACCTGAAACAAAACAGTCAGGCAGCACAGGCTTTCGCGCTGCGACAGGTTCATAACCACGTATTCCCCGACATCCCCTTCGAACAGTCCCCGCTGAAACAAGCGGCTTAGGAGCATCCATGACAATTAAAAGCCTTCCTGCGGCGCCGGAGGGGCGACCTTTTGCGCGCGAAAAACCTGACCTGCCAGCGGCGGCAATGGAGCGCTGGAACGGCGGCATCCGCGCCGCCCGGGACGGTGACAACAGCATTTCTATCTTCGACGTGATCGGCGCGGACTACTGGGGCGACGGGGTGACGGCCAGCCGCATTGCCGGGGCGCTTCGCTCCCTTAATGGCGCTGACGTAACGGTCAACATCAACAGCCCCGGCGGCGACATGTTCGAGGGCCTTGCGATTTATAACCTGCTGCGCGAGTACGAAGGCAGGGTCACTGTGAAGGTGCTTGGCCTGGCGGCATCGGCGGCATCGATTATCGCGATGGCCGGTGACGACGTGCAGATCGGGCGCGGTGCATTCCTGATGATCCACAACTGCTGGGTTTACGCGATGGGCAACCGTCACGACCTGGCGCAGATCGCTGCTGACATGGAGCCGTTTGATAACGCGATGAGCGATATCTATCAGGCGCGCAGCGGTCTTGATGCCGACACTATCGGAAAGATGATGGATGGCGAAACCTATATCGGCGGCAGTGACGCGGTAGCGAAGGGCTTTGCTGACAGCCTTCTTTCCGCTGATGAAATTGCCGACGACGACGACAGTCCGGCGGCGGCGCTGCGCAAGCTTGACGCGCTGCTGGCCAAAACCGATACGCCGCGCTCAGAGCGTCGAAAACTTCTTAAAGCTTTATCCGGCAGCAAGCCAGGCGCTGCTGCCATCCCTGAAGGTACGCCGGGCGCTACCGAAGAAATCAACCCTGACAATATCAAACAACTTGAAGACGCCCTGGCGGCGTTCGGCCAATAAGGAAAGACCATGTCTGAAGTTAACGAATTACTGAAAAAAGTTTCTGCGAAGCTGGAAGAAGTTTCCGGCACTTTCAGCCAGAAAGCCGAGGACGCGCTGAAGGAGGCTAAAAGCTCTGGTCAGCTGTCTGCGCAAACCAAAGAGGCAGTGGATAAAATTGCCACTGAACACAATGCGCTGAACGATGCGCTTAAGTCGCTGAAATCTTCAGTAGGTGAAATTGAGCAGCAGGTAGCTCAGATGCCGCTGGCCAACGCTGCAAAGGTGATCGAGACCGTCGGCCAGACCGTTATCAGCAGCGAAGCGCTGAAAGCGTTCGCGGCAAGCGTGGAAGGCGGTAAGCGCGTCAGCGTGCCGGTGAACGCCGCGTTGATTTCCACGGATGTCCCCACCGGCGTGGTTGAGCCGCAGCGCCTGCCGGGTATCGACACCGCACCGAAACAGCGCCTTTTCATCCGGGATCTGATCGCACCTGGCCGAACCTCGGCACCAGCCATCTTCTGGGTGCAGCAGACCGGATTCACCAATGCGGCGAAAGTCGTGCCGGAAGGCACCGCCAAGCCGTACAGCGATATCCAGTTCGCCACGCAGATCACTCCGGTGACCACCATCGCGCACATGTTCAAGGCGTCCAAACAGATCCTGGATGATTTTGCACAGCTGCAGTCCACTATCGACGCCGAGATGCGTTACGGCCTGAAATATGTCGAAGAGCAGGAGATTCTCTTCGGTGATGGTACCGGCGCGCACCTGAAAGGCATCGTCCCGCAGGCGTCTGCTTATGACGCTGCCTTTACCGTTGAGCAGCAGAACGGCATCGACGATCTGCGCCTCGCAATGCTGCAGGCGCAGCTGGCACGCTTCCCGGCTTCCGGTCACGTCCTGCACTTCATTGACTGGGCGAAGATTGAACTCACCAAAGACACGCTGGGCCGCTATATCCTGGCGAACCCGGCGGCCCTGACTGGTCCGACCCTGTGGGGCCTGCCGGTGGTGGCGACCGAAGCTGCCGCATTCCAGGGCAAGTTCCTGACCGGTGCATTCAACGCTGCGGCACAGCTGTTCGACCGTGAAGACGCCAACGTGGTGATCTCCACTGAGAACGCCGACGACTTCGAGAAGAACATGATCTCGATTCGTTGCGAAGAGCGTCTGGCCCTGGCGGTGAAACGCCCTGAGGCGTTCATCTACGGCTCCTTCACTGCGCCTGCAGCTGGTGGCGGTGCGTAATCCTTAACGGCGGCCTGCGGGCCGCTTTTCTTTTTTCCTTTAAGGAGACAGCCATGAAGCTGATCGCTATCAAGCCCATCTACTTTGA